AGAGAGTGACGAGGTCATTGAACTCCCAAAGAGAAATGGCCTCCGTACCGGTTGTTTGGAGACTTCTGTTAGTAATACTCTACTAATGGCTACTTCAATCGGTTGTGCTCTCAAAGCCTCTTTGGCCAATAATTGGCCAGATTCAATTGTCCAATATTTGCAAGATGAATGTGGATTTCAACCGAAATCCAATGTAACATCTCTATGCAATGGTTTTGAATTCCTAAAGAGAGGCTGGATCGAAACGTCGGAACATGGCGTTGTTTGTGTACCTTTACTATCCAATTTTTGTAAACTAGGAAAATCAGAGAAGTCTTTGGCTTCTCTAGTGCCTGGTTCTTGGTGGAAAAGTGATGCGCAAATGTCAATTGACTTCGATCTCATGATGCTGAATAGCATGTTCAAATTTGGTAATAATCCATTTACCGACGAAATCTTTTTATTCCTTAGAAAGAATGCTTGGGTTGGCGAAGAGCTCGAGTATAAAGACGTCGATTGGATGTACAAATTACAAGGCAAATCTGATAAGTCCGTTACTGAACATGACATTTTATCCTTCTGGTGTGCTCGTTATGAAATAACTGCCGAAGACATCAAGGATGCCTGCTTAGATATTTGTGCAAGTCTTTACTGGCGCCCACGAATTTACAACAATGCGACTCTTTCCCGTGCATTGGATGTAGATTATGGACGCTAGGGGCGGAGGGGGAGGGCCATTATCCTTCCCCCTTCGAAAATGGTTTTGCAGACCATTTTCGACTACTCATCAGCGCTTATACCGCCGAGTGGTGCAAAACTCGCAATGAAACAAAACAATAACAAAAACTCCTCTGGTAAACAGAGTGCAAATAGCAGGAATGGGAACAAAACCCAAAGTAAAAAATTGACCGTCGTGAAGAGATCAAATTATCAAAAGGGCACCGGAGTCAGAAATGACTACGGTGGCCAATTGATCTCTACTATGCAGAAAGGCTACGGTGCGACGCTAAGGATGTACCCCACTACATTAGCGTTTGCAAAAGTCTACCTGGACCCCTTCTCACTGTTGGAGGCCAGGCTGCCATTATTACCCATTTACTCAACGAAGTGCATACGTACGTATGCATCTGGTACTGGAGCTATTGGGACTAACACTTTTGGATTCATTACAACCATTCCCATGAATGGTATTGTGAACAATAATTTATCTGTATATTATTCGAGCTCCGCTTTCACCGGGGTTTCCATAAGTCGTGTTGCTGGAGGTGTCCTATCTACTGCCGCAACAAAAACACCTTACCTCGCCTCAAGTTTCGACCCTGGCGTTGTTAATGGTAATGCATTAGGTGGACGTATTGTCGCCTATGGTATTCGAATTAAGAATACCACCACTGTACTCCAGTCTTCTGGTGAGTGGTTTGCATGTCAGATGAACCCAAAGTCCTCAATGGATGCTTTTGATAGTGGTACTATCAAAAAGATACAAGGTTTCAAGCAAGATACTTTTAGAGATCCTAGTTTTCACGTCTATAATAGAATGATAACATCTCGAAATGATGCTGAGTTCCTCGCTTGGAACACTACATCAGCTACTTGGAATCTCATAAATCCTGGAGCATCATCTGACGAAAATATCAATTATCTCTCTTGTGCAGTGGTTGGTGTACCCGGTTCAACTTTCGATTTTGAAGTTGTCGGCCACTATGAAATCATTGGTCCTAACCTGGACGTTGAAGAGGTCTCTCCGATAGATGAAGGTTCTACTCATGAAATTGTTAATGAGGGAACGAAGAAGAGACATCGTAACACAACACAAGAGGACCATGTGTCCCCAGTCAAAAAGAATGAAGATGAAGTTTCAAAATTCACTAATTTTATGAAAGGTGTTGCGAAAACTGCAATACCAGTCCTGGGAGATTTCGTTGGCATGCCGTCACTTGCTAAGAAAATAACGGACATGATCAACTAGTTTAAGG